TGATTGGCGTTAAAACCAGTCAGCTTGAAACTGGCCCTGACTTGTACTGCCATCAGCCCTGCACGTAACGGGCTAGCCGGATCTTGTCTCCAAGCACCTGCTGAATGGTGCTGCCAATTAGCCCTGTAGTGCCATAGGGAAAGCGGCTAGTGATCACTTCACACTCAATCGCCCCTTGACCAGCAAAATTCAATGTGCCAGTCACACCAGGCTTGATCCGTGCATCTAAGGCCTGCGGGTTGATCGCATACCCTTCAAAGGTTTCAACCTCTGTATCCACACCAGGCAAGTCAGAGGGATTACTACCGCCTTGACGCAGGTAAAGACTGACTGAAACAGTCTCTGTTGCCGGCACAATGTTGCCGGTGGTTGGATCTGTAACCGTACCAACAGTCGGCACAACAAAGGTAGCCGTTGCGTTGGCGAGAGCAGCAAGAGCACTTGTCATGGTCTAGCTTCCCGCGTCTGAGGGCAAGCTAGATGCAACGAGAAGCTGGGTTGTGGCCGAGAGTCTAGGCGCTGCTGTATTAACGGTCAGCGTTGATGACGCTCAGCTGAAAGCAGGTTTGCAGGCCGCAGAGCGTCAGGCCCAAGCATCTGGACAAAGTATTCAACAGGCATTTACGCGCTCTGGCCGTTCTCTGCAAACGGCAAGCAATGGCATTCAGTTTTATATCGATGCCCAGGGCAGGGCTAGAGATGCTTCAGGAAAGTTTCTCTCGACTATTGACCAACAAGCCGCAGGCCTGAATAGGCTTGGTGCATCAGCAACAGGAACCGCTTCCGGTTTTAATGGTCTTGGCAGCAACCTTGTTGGCCTTGGAGCTAAGGCCTCGGCTGTTGTGGCTATATTAGAGACAATTAGACGTGTCTCATTCTTTGCAGGATCGCAAATTACAGAGCTTGATTCTGCATCCGCTGCCGTTGAAACACTAGGTGTCGACTCCGTAGATCTGAAGACAAGGTTGCGTGCTTTGTCCGTTGAGCTTGGCAACAATATCAGCCAAGTCAATCTGGTGAAATCTGCATACGACGTTGCAAGCTCTGGATTCTCATCCGCTGCAGACGCCACTAGCATTCTCAGGGCAGCTGCACTCGGTGCAAAAGGTGGCTTTGCCCAAGTTAACGATGTCGCATCAGCGCTTACCGGTGTACTTAATGCTTATGGCTTAAGTGCTTCAGCTGCAACCGGCATTGTCGACAAATTTGTTCAGACACAAGCTGATGGTGTGATTACTGTCCGTCAGTACGCAGCAGAGATTGGCAACATCAGCTCGATTGCTGCTGCTTCTGGTATTAGTATTGATGAGCTAAATGCTGCAATTGCAACTGCCACGCTTCGTGGCGTTCCGGTTGCTCAGACCTTTACGGGTTTACGTCAGGCCATTGCAAGCATTATTAAGCCAAGCGAACAAGCAAAAGAGCTTGCTGCCCAGCTTGGCATAGATTACAGCGTTGCAGCACTAAACTCTAAAGGCTTTGCTGGTGTCTTGGCAGACGTTCAGCAGAAAACAGGAGGCGCTGCGGATAAGATTGCGGTATTGCTTGGAAGCGTTGAAGCCCAGGCTGCAGTACAGCCTCTACTTAACGACAACCTCGCCAAATACAATGAGCTACTAGCTAAACAGGCTAATGCAGCGGGTCAAGCTGCTGCTGCATCTCAAACTAACTCAAAGACTATTAGCGGCGGTCTTCAGCAAATTGGCAATGGTTTCTCCAATTTAGCTACAACACTCGATACTACACTGACACCGCTTTTTACTGGTTTTATCAGTGATATAAATAGCATTCTTGTCAAGCTTAACCAGGTCTCTTCGCTCTCGCCCGATAAGGTTCTTGCACGTGAAAAGCAAGCAACCGATATTGTTGCGGCTAATCTCGGCCCATTGGGCATAAAAGGAAGCGGTTTTTTTGGCCCTGTTACAGTTCCTGGTTCTAGTGTAGGTCCCGAATTTAAGGGCAAGAACTTTTCCGGGTCGGCTACTGGCGTTAGAGAAGACATTGTCCAGAAACTTCTTGCAAAAGATGTCGCTGAGATTAATAAAGAACTTTCATCTGCAGGCAAGCAAGCTGGACAGGAATTGGCTCAAGGAGGCCGCCAAGCTGGCCAATCCTTGCTTGACGCAGCAGGCCAGGTTCCCAGTGCAATAGGTAATTCTTCTGCGATTAACAGGCAGAATTCTGAGCTGGCTATCGGTCTTGGGACAATTGAACGCCAAATTGATGCCGAGAATCAGTTGGCACAAGTTGCAGAAGGCCCATACAAGGAGTTTTTACGTCAAAAGCTTGGCATTGAAGAAACTACTAACGCAGCACTTGATAAGGTAAGGCTCTTAGGTGCGCAACTCGAAGAGCTCCGCGCTAATGGCACTCCGGTCGATAGCACTGAATTCACAAAGGTTTTGCAGGATCAGCAGCTAGCTGTTAAGCAACTAGAGCTTGTACGTGCCCAGGGCAACAGCGCCTTGGTCGATGCAGGCAATACCTATCGTGATTCTGTTAATTCTGCATCACAACAGGCAGAAGACAGCTTTAAGCAGGTCGCGCAACAGGCCGAATCAGCTGCTGAATCCCTTCGTGGCGCACTGGAAGGTTCTTTTAACCTGCTAACACCTCAGATCCAGAAGAACCTGCTCAGTGATGCACGACGAGACATTAACCAGGCCATCTCTGCCGGCTTCTTTAATCCTGGTGCCGTGGCGCTACAAACTGGTTCTGTTCAAGGAATCCTTGATGTAGCCAACAAGGCTCGTGGTATTGATCGAGCTAATGACCAGCTGGCAAGTGTCACCAGTGACCTTGTTAATGTTAATTCCGCACTAACAGCAAAAACAGGTGAATTAGTGCAGAAGAATTGGACGGTCAACGTCGCCGTTGATGCCACCACCGGCGCTTCCAACGTTCAACTCGGATAAGCCATGAGCATCTCCATCGGCGCCTTTACCACTACTAAGCTCCTTGCCCAGCCCTATGGCTATGAGGACACCGGCACCCGCGATGGCCTGACCGCTCGTCGCTGGTCCGTCAGTGGCCTACTGACACCAACCGAATGGCAGTCGCTGCTGAGCGTCTACAACACCTGGCGCGATGCTCGCATCCAAGATCCCGACAGTGTTGCCGCCAACTCTGTTGGCACCACCGTCAGCCTGACCGCTAGCGCCAATGGCGTTAACGCAAGCGGCGTCGGCTGCTGGTTCATCACTGCACCGAGCGGTGAGCAAGCCGGTCGCTACATCCAGGCCAGCGTTGAACTGGTCGATGCTGCACAAGCACTGCAGGTTGCTTTACGCCAGCGCGAAAAGCAGAAGAGCGCAGAGGATCGCGCCAACCTAGGCACCTTCAGCCTCGGTAGCTGCACCCTCAAGCTCCTTAGTCCACCGGTCACTTATCAGGACATCCCGCAGCTGCAGCTGACTGCTGCAGGTACGAGCTACATCACCGGACCGCTTACGGCAACCAAGGTATATGCGCTCGAAGGCGAGACGAATGCAGCGGGATGGGCAGCCTTGCAAACATGGTTTGAAAGCACCGTCGGAACCACACCAGCTGCAGGTGCCTACTTCCCGATTAGCGCTCCAACAGCCACTGCGTTCAATGACGTGGTGAACGGCCTCAAGGTCGTGACTTACACGGTGTCGATCAGTGTTGGAGTGGTGCAATGACGGTTGATGTCCGCGCCAGGTCGTTCTGCAACCTTGGCACGATCATCCAGGCCAACCTGGCTGATGAGGCGATTTCAGCTCGGCAGGGCCTGATCCGCTGTCGAGGTCAAGTGGTGCTTAAGGGCATCAGCACACCAACCGTTGGCAGCTTTGTCTACTTCGGCTGGGAGAAAGCTGGTGTTATCTCCAGGATTCCGCGCACGCTGCGGGTGCTGAGCAGCTTTGCGGATCCGTTCAGGAACCAGACCACGGTGCAGCTTGGCGACAAGCTGGTCTATCTGGCCAACCTACGAGGCAAGAAAGCTGATCCAGAAGAGGCTGAACCTGCACCGGATACGCCGAATCGGCCCGAGCCACCTGCACCAGGCGAAGAGCCTGACCTCGGTCCAGTCCCAGATACCTTCCCGCCTTCAGCGTTTGATTTCAACGAGGGTGATCAGTGTTACCTGCCCAAGGGCGACGGCGCCAACCTGTTTGGCAGTGAGGAAGCAGCTAACAGGATTACACCGATTGAACCGGTGTTGTTTGCACCTGCGAGCATCCTTGGCCGAGTTCCACTCACCATTCCAGCTCAGAGTGTGCTGGCCAAATGCCTTGAAGCATTGGGTATTAGCCGCAGCGGCGAAAGCCTGATCGCTCAGTTCACACGAGATTCCTTTGATCTGAGCAGCGGCTACGTCAACGTCATCGATCAGCTGCTGGCCAATGAATCGCTGGTCGGCTACCTGGATGAGGATGAAGTTCTCAATATCCAGAAGTTCAGCCAAGAGCCCAGTGCAGGACCGCTGTTCACCAGTAATGAAATCATTGATCTGACCGGGATCAATCAGGGCATCCTGCCAGGTCAAACGGTGACGGTCTCCTATGAATCGAGAAGGCTGACCGGCGATCCACCGCGTGAACCTGACCCAGCACCAGAACCACCTCCAGAGCCTAATCCTGAGGCGCAAGAGCCGGAACCGGGCTCAGAAGAAGATCTACTGAATACCATTGCGCCGGAGTTTAATTTTTCAAGTCCTGGCAGCACCGATGAAGCCGATGCTCAGCGCGATTGGGAGGAGGATGTAACTCAGAGTACGTCCGATATTTCATTCTTCCTTGAGGATGGCTATGAAGTCAGCTTTGCCAACCTAGAAGTTAATAAAACAAAGACGCTTTACGACCAGGATGACTACGTTACCAGCAGGATCACAACACAGACTGGTATCGGCGCATCCTATCTGGGCGGTATCATCCAGGCTCAACTTCAGGATGCCTACGACAATAGGTCGCAGTTAGTTAGCACCTTTGAGATTCCCTCTTCTGTCGCCGCCTTAGCGAATCAACAGATTCTGATCATCACACGGGAAGACTTCTTCTATAGAGATGTATCTGAGGAAGTCCCTGTACCCGACGACTTTAGGGAGCTGATCTGTCAAAACGGTGAAATCGGTTTTGAGGAGCCCACTGTTGCAGAAGATGAGCCACCCACACGAAAAGAGAAGGTTCTGATCGCGCAGAAGCGTGTTACCGCAACTAGCACTGCCGTCATCGCAGGCCAGGTCAACCTCACCCAATTTGATTTCACCCAAGGCTTAACGATCCCTGGCGGTCAAGTCATCACAGAAGTCATTGACACCACCTACGACCAGAACCAAGCATCAGGCCAAACCAAGACTGTCGTTCGTCGTTTCAGGGTCCGCTCAAGATCCATCGCTGGTCAGCAGGACATTGCGGCCAAAGCGTTTGCGACCACTGATCAGGCACGCCTGAATCAACTGATCAGCGCTGCCTCAAGCCTTGAGCTAGAGGGCGTTGATGTGATCATCACCCGCGACAGAAGTTTCGGCGTGCAACGGCGACCGCCTGAAGCGGACCGCTTGCGTGAGGAGCAGGCCAAAGAAGCGCCTGCAGGTAGTGGCAGCGGAACTGACGAAGTCACAAGCACTAATACCGCTGAGATCGATCAGACATCTCCAGCAGCAGAAGCGCAGCCGAGCCTGCCGGTTGAGATGCCATTCGGCTCTGACGATGGTTGGGTGTGGACCGCCTCGGATGGCTTTGAGTTCAGGGGGTCTAATGCCCAAGCCTTAGCGCTGCGGTATGCCAGGGCTCAGAACGACATCCTGCGCGGCAACCGCTCTGGAGTGTCGCTGCAGCTGCCGGCCTATGTGATGCCTGTTGCTCCGCTGTCGTTCGTCTATCTGGAGGCGGGCTCAGTAACGGGTGCGTACAGGGCCAACGGCATGAGCTGGGCCATCAACAGTGATGGCATCCTCTGCGCCATGGACGCTCTGTTCTCCGGTGGTGTTGGCGGTAGCGGCACACCGTTCTTCCCTGTGGCGCCTGGCATCACGACCTTGCCTGCAGCACCGACACCAACGACAGCCACAGCAGCACCGGCCAATGCTTTAGCCGCACCCGAGGGGTTTGACCCTGAGGCACCGGGCAGCATCTGGAGCCAGCTGCCTGTTGGCACTGAGCCGACCTACGCGAAAAGCATTGCACCATCGGCTTTGGTGCCGGTGGTCAACGAGCGCGTGTCTCTGGTGGGTGCAACGCGCAGTGTGCTGGAGGTGCAAGAGCGTAACTACGCCCTAGTGCTGCCGACCGTGGCAGTGGCGTACATCAACAAGTCTGTGATCCAGCCGTTTGTCCGTCTCGCTGCTGATCCGCTGAGCGTTGCTGTCAGCGGTAAAGCTGCAGCACTGCGCTTCACGCGCCGAGTCAAGTCTGGCGTTGGGACCTTCACCACCGCCGGCTTTGGTGCTGGCTCAATCCGCGACTACCGCATTGGAACTAACGCTGGCACCTTCGTCTTGGCAGGTGCTGCCAACCGACTCATCTATGAGAGAACACCTCTGTCCCTGGAAGCTGGTGCTGTCTCACTCACTGGTCAGGAGGCTCGCTTCTTTAAGGGCGCCACGCTTCCAGCACAGGCAACAAGCTTTGCGCTTTCCGGTTTTGCTGCTCAGTTCACAGCATCCCGTCGCCTCAACCTCGAAGCTGCTGCTCTTGCGCTGACGGGTCAGAACGCGGATCTGCGGTTCTTGCTGCCTTCCGATCCGTTCTTTAGCTCGGTTCAGCTACTGCTCAAGGGTGAAGGCACCAACGGCAGCAGCGTGATCACTGACCTAAGCTCTTTTAATCGCACACCCAACGCTGTCAGCGGCACAATTACTTCCACTGCCGAGTTTAAGTATGGGACTTCATCGCTTTACTTTGATGCGACAAGTATATTCACTCAAAAAGGATTCTCCTATATAATCGAGACGGCGGCTGAAATAGGAACTGCGGACTACACTATAGAGATGTTCTTTAGGCTTCGGTTGCTTGGCAGAACTCATATTCTTTTTGCACTCGACACTGGTAGTGGATTGCTGCTTGTTGATGGGCAAAATAACCTCCGCTACGTTAACACCGTGTTTACGCCAA